ATCGCGGACAGTGTCGCGGTACTTCCGCTCAGCGATAGCCTGTTCGACGTTCTCTGAACGACGGACCGCGCCGCCACCATTGAAATGATGCACGGCGACCAGTTTCGCTGGCTTACCCTTGTAGAATTTATTCATTACATGGACCCTTTCTTCGCGAAATGGCGCGACATCTTCGAGAAGCTGTCGCTGACCATGCCACCTTTGCTGAACCTCTGAACCTTGCCGCCGCGCGACATGGCCCCACCCATCGCACCGCCGCCGTCGCCTGCGGGAGACCCGCCAGCGCTGCTGTCGCCACCGCCTCCGAAATTGGAGCCGCCGTCGCCGCCACTACCGCCGCCGTAATCGATGTTCTGTTGCTGGAAGTACTCGCGCTGCTGGCGCTGCCATTCTTCCTGCTGCCTCTGCCAGTCAGCGAGCTGCTGCTGGTATGCAGTCATCCGCTGATTGTAGACGTCCTGCGGGTTGACCCGCTGATAGGGCACCTGGGGCGTTCCGACCGGGAGCGCGCGACGACCACCTGCACCCACCGGCTGAGCCCGCCAGGCGGCGAGCTTCTGGGCGAGCTGGGCCTTCATGTCCTGCGGGCTGACCTTCTGCGGACGCCAGGCAGCAGCGTTGGCCGCTGTCTGGCGCGAGGCTTCCTGGTAGGCCGCGTCGTAGCTCGGTGCGTCGGGGCGTTTGGGTCCGGCGAAGGGGTTGAAGGCCATCACGGACCTCCTGCGATGGAGGTGCGCGGACCCATGTCCTGCGTGACGTTGCCGCCTTGCGGAGCCTGACCGCCCTGCGCCTGACCGCCTGCTGCGGCCATGGCCTGCATCTGAGCGGCCTGCATCTGCTTGTCCATGTCGTCCTCGGACGGGACGATGTTGGAGCCGGGCAGGCCGAGCGTTTCGGAGACCGCGCGAAGCAGTGCGGCGCGACCCTTGGGACCGACGATCTGGCTGTCGATCGGGTTGGCCGTGATCTGCAGGAACTCGAGCTGGCGGGAACGCTGCGTCTCTTTCTGGACCGCGACCGACACGCCCATGACCTTGACGGTCTCGTCGCCGGACAGCATCCCGGTCTCGTCCGTCAGCAGGATCATGTCCAGGAGCTGCCTCAAAAGCGGATCGAGGATGTCCCGGTCGATGTTCGCTGCAACGGTCTGGAGAACCTTGCTGGCGTTACCCATAAGCATCGCCAGACCGGAGGCAGTGCGCCCCGCTCCAGCAGCACCCGCGCCAGAGAGGTAACGCGGGATTGCCGAGATCTCGTCGGCGATTTCTGAGAACTTCTGGTAGACACCGAGCAGCTCCGAAGCGTTCGAGTTGGGCTGGAAGAAGCTGATCGGCGGAGCCCCGTTGTTGCCCATCGGGTCCGTCTGGACGTGCCAGCGCTTCCACGGATAGAGCTCCTCGCCGTCCTCGTCGGGCGACAGGCGGTCGTCGTTGACCACGACCTGCGGGCCGGACGAGATGGAGAGGTTGTTGACGAGCGCACGCAGCGAGGCGTTGCAGACGTCCTGGATGTCGTTGAGGATGTCGGGCAGGCCGTTGCCGACCACCGTGCCGGGTACCTTCTCGAACGACGTCACGAAATACGGATGCCGCTTGCGCGGGCTCGGCGACATCTGGACCTTGATGACGTACTGGCCGACGAGCCAGCACTGCACGAAGTAGTCGCGCTCGGGGTCCGGGACCTGCTCTTCATCCATGCCGTAGTCGAGGAGCATCTGCCCCTGGACGTTGCCGTGATACTCCAGGCACGAGATCAGATGGCTCTCGTTCATGAAGGGGCTTTCGCGGCTCTCGTTCCACGCCCGCTCGCTGTCGGTGGCGGCGTCGTAGTCCTCGTTGAGCCCCGTCTGGCCGTAATCGCGCAGCGCGCTGCGGATCGCTTCCTGGTTGTAGCCAGGCAGGTCGAGCAGGTCGTTGAGGTCGGCGCGCGTCAGGCGCGAGCGCTCGATGACGGCAGCGTCCTCGATGTCGCTGACGCCGGGCGTGAACCAGATGTCGAAGGGTGAGATGCGCGACCACATGAGGCGCGGGCTCTGCATCACGGTCGGCTGACCGTTTTCCCAGCGCACGGTCGGAACGATCTTGACGTAGGGACCCTTCATGACGGCGAAGGGGAAGAGCGGCAGGTCGGTGATGAACTCGGCCAGCGCCTTGTAGAAATTACCCTCGATGAGGATCTCGTCGATCTTGTCCTCGGAGATCTTGGTGCGGCGTTCAGCGCGTTTCTTCGCTGCCTGGCGTGCCGCCTCGACGAGCTGGCTGGTGCGGTCGCGGATGGCGGTCGGATCAATCGGAGCGCCACCTTCCGTCAGGGTCGCCGTCTCGATGTCGACGAGCTGCATGATGGACTGCATCACGGTCTCGGGGATCTCGGGATCAGGCGAGGGGTCGAGGCCCCACGGGCGCTCGGGCGCGAGATAGACGTCACGCAGGAGCGAGGACGCTCCCCGGCACTTCATCGCGATGATGCGGGCGTAGACCTCGGAGCCGCCGAACTTCTTGATCTCGGCAAGCTGCGTCGGGTCGTAGACGCCATTGAACGTGCGCAAAGCGCGCAGGAGACGGTCGGTCCAGCCCGATGCCGTGTTCCGGTGGCGCTTCATCATATCGAACTGGGAGCGGATGTAGCCCGCCAGATTGGTCATGACCGGCTCTTGCGAGGCGTCCTGCAGCGCTGCGCGCTCCTCGTCTGCCGCTCGTACTGCGGCGTCGAGTTTAGCCGGGGGCACCACCCGGAGGACGCCCATTCCAACAAATTGTTCAGCCATGAAATGGTCCCGCGAGTTCGCCAGCTCGACGAACCTACCTTAAATACAGTATGTTTCCCCCGCTTGACAACTATTGATCCCAGTATCGGGAGTGTAAATGACTGCCCTGACCACAGTCGACGCCAATGTAACCGAGCTGAAACTCTTGCAGATCGCTCGCGAAATCGCGATGGACATCCGACCCATCGAAGAAATACTCAAAGTCCATGAGATCGATCCAAACCAATGGCAAGCGATCCAGGAACACCCCCGGTTCCGCGCTTACCTGGAGAGCGAAGCCTCGTCCTGGCATGGGACGCTGAACACGCATGAGCGTGTGAAGTTGAAGGCCGCAGCGATGCTCGAGGAGTGGCTCCCCGAGCTGAACACCCGGATGCACGACCGGGCCGAGAGCCTCAACGCCAAGATCGAGGCGGGCAAGCTGGCCAGGGACCTGGCCGGTTTCTCCAGGGCTGGCGTCGGTGTCGAGAGCCTCGGCGAGAAGTTCTCCGTCACCATCAACCTGGGTGCGGACGCCTCGCTCCGGTTCGAGAAGCAGCTACCCCCCGTCGTGATCGACGCTGAAGAGATCGAGTAATGCCCACAATCAATTTCACGGCCCCGCCCACCTGCGCCCGTTTCATGAAGTCGGAGGCGTTCTTCCGCCTCATCGCCGGGCCGGTGGGCTCGGGCAAGACGACCGCCTGCCTGTTCGAGCTCTTCCGTCGGGCGTGTGAGCAGGCTCCAGGGCCTGATGGTCTGAGGCACACCCGCTTCGCCATCCTGCGCCAGACGCTGTCCCAGTTGAAGATGACCGTCCTCAAGGACGTCACCACCTGGCTCGAGGGCATCGCCGCCTTCAAGGTCTCCGAGAACACGATCTACATCTCGATCGGCGACGTGCGTTCCGAGTGGGTGCTCATCCCGCTGGAAGACGTCGAGGACCAGCGCCGCCTGCTCTCCTCGCAGCTCACGGGCGCGTGGATCTCGGAGTGCATCGAAATTGCTGTCGACCTGGTGCCCGCCATCGCAGGCCGCTGCGGTCGTTACCCCTCGAAGGCCCAGGGGGGCCCGACCTGGTTCGGCATCATCGCCGACACCAACATGCCCACCATCGGCAGCGACTGGTGGAAGCTGATGGACCAGGACGTGCCGATCGACTGGCAGGTGTTCATCCAGCCAGGCGGTCTCGACGAGGACGCCGAGAACATCGAGAACCTGCCGGGTGGCCGGGAGTATTACGAGCGCCTGTCGCGCTCCAACGGCGAGGACTGGGTGCGCCGCTACGTGCACGCCCAGTATGGCGCCGACCCGTCAGGCTCCGCTGTGTACCGCGAGAGCTTCAAGCAGGCGTTCCATGTCGTTGACCATCTCGATCCTGTGATGGTCCACCCGCTCATCATCGGCCAGGATTTCGGGCGCAACCCCTGCTCGATCATCTGCCAGATGGACCATAAGGGCCGACTTCTCGTGCTCGAGGAGGTGCTCGCGGAGGATATTGGCCTCGAGCTCCACGTCAGACGCGCACTGAAACCGGCGCTCATGCAAGAGCGGTATATGGGCCGACCCGTCGTCATTGTCGGCGACCCGGCGGGGACGCAGCGTTCCACGTCCTATGAGGAGACCTCGTTCGACGTTCTCAAGCGCGAGGGTTTCATGTGCTACCCCGCGCCGACCAACAAGATCGACAGCCGCCTGCGGGCGGTGGAGAGCTTCCTTCTCGCCCAGCGTGACGGCGGACCTGCGATGCTGTTCGACCAGCACCGGTGCCCGACGCTCGTGCGTGCGATGGCAGGCGGCTACCGGTTCGCCAAGACGCGCTCCGGCCAGCTCCGTCCGCTGCCGGACAAGAACGACTACTCGCACATCTCCGACGCCCTTCAGTACGCAGCGAGTGCCGCCCACGGGGGGATGAGCGGCATGATCGCGGCGCGACTGATGGGAGTACGGCGTTCAACGGGGCCAAGAATGAAGATCGGAGCGTCCGCCTGGACCTAGTTGGGGCGCGACGGCTCTGTGTAGCAGTCGACCGCGTCCTTGAGCTCCTCACGCAGGAGAAGCAAACACGCAATGTCGTGCTGGAACAGGCCCTCGAGCTCCTCGTCTCCGCAGCTCTCCATCGCGTTGGTGAGGCTATAGATGCACCTCTCCAACGCTTCGATCTGGTCCCACTCGGTTACTTCGATGGTAATGACTTCCGAACTCAAGTCGCCCGCCTGGTCAACACTACACTCTCGTTGATCCAGGTTACGACATCCTGCTTGCGATAGAAAATACTTTTACCCAGCTTGACGTAGTCTGGACCTCTACTCTCGGCCCGCCACGTCGCCAGCGTCTGGGATTTTATGACCAGAACGTGCGCTAATTCATCCTCGGAAAAGATCTGCAGCTCGCTTCGCAAAGTTGAAGACAGCGCTGTTTCCACGTCGAGCATCTCCACCCCACTTCAGTGTTGATATGGTGGAAAATGCATCTGACGCGGGGAGCGTCAACTAGACCATTTTCGACCGTAAAAGGCCATACTTCAACGCTGCACCTTTTCCGGTCGCAAATTTGTATAGCGCTGGAGGTTCTTCCAGCTTTTGTGCCCGGACACAGCAGCGACCTGCGGAATATCATAACCCGCTTCAAACATCCTCGATACCCCATCGTGACGTAGGTCATGGAAGGTGAGGTCATTTATTCTCAGGGTATCGGTCGCGTGTATCCAGGCGTTAACGACCGTCGGCTTGCTATGCGGAAAAATAACTCCTGACCTGCGTCTAGCGCTGATTTGACGCAGCATGATTTCGACCGGGTCCTGCGCTTTGTTGGCCACCCGAACATGACCGCGCAAGAGGGGCACGCTCTGGTCGCGCCCACCAGCTTGCGTTGGGTCTTTTCTCCCCCTGACCAATATCAAGCGCTTCTCTGCGTCGAAGTCCTCCCACCGGATGCGCAGGATCTCGCCCTGCCGCATCGCGGTGCAGATCGCGAAGAGCATGATGTCCGTCATGGGCATCTTGGACCGGGGGCGGCTGTCGAAGTGGTCCATCAAATGGCCCAACTCCTCCTCCGTCGGACGCCGGTCGCGGTGCTTGGAGTGGGCGATCTGCTTGGTGTGCATCATCGCGTCCCACAGGAGCTGCATCCGGGTGAGCGCCTCGGCGATGGCCTCGCCCGCCTCGATGTGCGCCCCGCCATACCGCAGTGCGGTACGAAGGTACGAAAAGGTCTGCATGTTCGTGACGGGTCCAGCCCCGTCGCGCTCGCGCTGCTTGAGGAACTCGGACACCCGCGCCTGGGTCAGCTCGTCGATCCGCACATGCCCCAACCTGTCCTTCAGCATCTGAAGGTTCCACTCTTTGGTCGTGCCGACCTTGTGGCGTAGGCTGTTGGTGTAGGCGTCGATCACGGTTGCGAAGGTGGTACGCACCCCGGCAGGGGTGCGCTTCTGCCGATCGAAGTCGACTTCGAGCCCGCGCGCGTAGCGGACGGCTTCGGCGTGGGAGGTGAAATACTCCGAGATGGGAGCCTGGCCCTTGCGACGGACCTGCACGCGCCACTTGCCTGACGCGACTTTGAAGATGGAGGCCATGGGTGGTTTTCGTGGGTTTCCAGTGGGTTACACTGCACCAGGTGTCTTGTGATCTGGTGCGATGGTGGTGCACTGAAGATGGATCAGGACCTCCCGCAGGTCAACTCAAGCGTATGTAACCCGCTTCCTTCGACGAAGGTATCTTATTGGTAACAAACGATTTTTTGTGATTTATCCGCGACTTGCGACCAGGGGGTCGACATACGCTAACCCCAGATCCCATGGGACCACTTCAACCATAACATCAATGGGTTGCGAAGAACCCGGTGCAGTTTTGGTGCACTGAGTTTAGCGGGGGTGTGGTGGGGTTCAAGGGTGTGATGGTGTTTTGGTTTGAGGCCCCTGCGGGGGCCTTTTTCATGTCTGCGTATAGCGGAAGTATCACGAAGGTTACATCAAGGTTTTTAGGTCCTGGATATTTTTAAGGTACCCAAAAAAGAGCCACCCCTCCCCCCGCCCCCCCTGTCCGTTCCGGGGTGGGGGGTCCGGTTACTTCCGAGTTACCGCCGACCCTATGGTGTAACCCACCAACGAAAGGACGGTGCCACGGAATTACTGAAACAGTCGCGGGCTTTCCACCCGCTCGCCCATGCGCCCATTGCCGCAAGCGTGCGATCCATCGCACCCCGGCACCCGCGCACCGCATGGGGACCTGACGCGCGAAAACCGGGAGCCATGGGGCGCGCGACAGCGCGAGGGGCCGATCGGGGACGTGAGCGAGCGCGAGTGATATTAGCCGCGCCTATCGCTCCCGCGCAAAGCATCGACGACGATGCGACGATGCGCGGCGCTCCGGTGGCAAGCGATACCCCGGACGGTTTTCGGTTCAACGCCTAAACCGAATAACACCATTTAACCCGCGCGGGAGTGCGACCTGCGCGGGAGAATTGTTTTCCCGTTTGTCAATTTAACCCTGTAACTCTCAAAGTAACCGAAAGGATACCATCATGGGCTCACAAGTTAACCGCAACCTGCAAGCGAAATATGAGAAGGCCAAACGTCAGGCGCGCGTGCTCGCCTCGCTGGAATATTCCAAGCCGTTCTACACGATCGAACACGATCGCACGCCGGTATCGTGTGATGGTGTGAGGGTTCAACGTATCCCGACCGGCATGACGATGGCCCGTGTTCTTCGCCAACACTTCTGACGGTGGGCGAGTGTTACCCGCACGCAATGGGGCCTCTTCTATATCTAATTCTAATTCTAATTCTAAAAACAATATAACCCCCCACGCGCGCGCGCGACCCCCCCGGTCGTGTGATGCCTTATTCTAAAACCATCACACCATCACACCTCTATAGGTTCATTCAAAAAAAACATTTAGAATTAGAATTAGCTCCCGCGAGCTCTTTGTTACTTTGCTGTAACTTCCAGAGTAACCCACACCCTGAAACTACACTGCAACCACACCCGGCAAGACTGCCGGTCCCAACCCTATGGAGATACCACTATGACCATCCGCAACGACAACCGCCTCTCCGACTATCTCTCCGCCTCGAAGAAGCTCGCAGGCGACAAGGCTGCAGGCGGTGATGCCTGGCCCAAGATGATCGTCCTCACGGTCTCCGCTGCAGCCGATGGCGTCGTCTCGCCCGACGATGCCGAGATGATCGTCAACACGTTCATTGAGGCACAAGGCAAGAAGTCGGTGCACGATCGCACGACCGATAGCGTCAAGAAGACTAAGAGCGAGATCAAGAAGACGATCGAGTTCGGCGCGCTCACAACCGTCGATGCCGTCGACGTGATCGGTCGCGCGGTTACTATCTATGGTAACATGCAGGTCGACCGTAAGTCTGCCGTCAACGCCTATCTGCAGGTCGTCCGCAATCAGCTCAAGTCACCCGACTATGCGCTGACTGACGACGAGATCGAGGCGGCAATGGCTAAGGATGAAGCCAAGGCCCGCACCATCGAGCAGCAGCTCAAGGCTGCACTCAAGGCAGTCGAGGCAGCGATCAAGCTCAACGAAGAGAGCGACACCCCGATCGCACTGGAAGGCGCGACTGCCGCCAAGTCTGCACTCGAGGCGCAGATCGCCACGCTCGCCCGCGCCGCAGAGATCGCCAAGGCCCGCGCGCATCTCGCCTCGCTCGGGGTCGCCGCGTAACTCTCACAGTAACGGGGGGCCAAGCGCCCCCCGCCTTCCACCATCACACCATCACAACGCGCGCACTCACCCGCGCGATCGTCCCCCCATAACTTCAGGAGTAACCGCCATGCGTACCTATATTGCGTTCTTCAAGTCACGCCGCATCGAGTTTGAAGCATCGTCTCTCTATGAGGCGAAGATGCACGCGCTCGTGCACTTCAAGCCATCCAAGCGCGATGCAGGCTTGATCGCCGTCGTGCTCGCCGACACGCCCATCGACCCCGCATCGCTCTAACTCCGGGAGTAACCCATGAACCGCTTCCTCGACGTTCTCACGACCAATGCTTTCTTCCTCGATCTCACGGACGAGTACTTCGAGGGCAAAGCGACCATCGTTTACTACGGTTGCTATGACGGTCCCGGCGACGATGCCGCGACGATCGACTGCAATTTCTCGTACCGCATCTTTTACTGAGGAGAGTAACCATGACGTTTGTTGTTCAGGAAATGGCATACGCAGGTAACGTGCCCGCGCGCATCACGATCGGCACTGCTGAGACGCTGGAAGAAGCGATCAAGCTCGTGCCGGGCGAAGTGTTCGCATGGGAGGAAGATCTCCAGCACCCGCACCACTACGACGGCGCCGCAATGCGCGGCGAGGACGTGTTCGTATTCACCATCGAGCCCACCAAATAACTACAGGAGTAACCACCATGTCCCGCCGCAACACCAACACACGCTACGACGTCAAGTCCGTCGCCGATCGATACTTCAAGGAACAGTGCGAGCGCCTCGGCGAACTCGTGTTCCCCGCACCCATGCCGATCTTCATTCCCGTGCCCGTTACTCCGAAACGTAACCGGAGAAAGCGCCATGCGTGAAGGCTTCATCATCCTCGCCTTCTTCCTCTACCTCGCCATCGAGTACGCACGATGAGCGTAACTGGCGAAGTAATCTGGACGCGCCTGGTCGACGGCATCCTTGTCAATGTGCGTGCCGGTCTCAACGGATGGTGGGTGTCAGCCATTGACACCCGCACCGATCGCGTGCTGCGCCGCCAGTCTTTCGCGCAGCGTTCAACTGCCATCGCGTATGCAACCGCGCTCTCATCTCGCGGCCCGCAACCCGACCCAATGCCTTCATCCATCAATTACTAGGGGAGTAACTTCCATGCGTAAGGAAACACGCAAGATCTGTTCAGCCTTCATCAAAGGCGTGCCCGCTCGTGCCGCTCGTTCTCACACCGACGGCAGAACGCTCTTCCTGCACTACCATCCCATCGCAGAGTTCGCCCGCGTCAACGAAGATGGGACACGCAATGACAACATCCTGAGTGTGTCCTTCTGCGGCTATCCGACGCCGACCACGAAGGATCGGTTGAATGGTTTGTTCGACCTGCTCGGGTTCGGTCGTCCGTTTTTCACGAAGAAGAACCAACTCTATTTCGGCAGCGTGCTGCGCCCCATCGACGACGATGAAGTGCTCACGTTCGATCTGCGCGAGATGCGTCAGACGATCGACGATGCCAATGACAACACATCATTACACCATCACACCATCGCAGCGTAACCACGGAGAGTAACATGCGATCATTCATCCCTCGCTTCAGTAATCTCAACGGTGTGCGAGAGCACATGATCTACGTCACCGTCTCGCTGTGCGGATTGTACGACGACCTCGTGTCTATCCTCTCGCTCGGTATGCTCATCACCGATGTGCGCGCTGCTGCGTTGTTCGATTGGTTCGAGGAGGAGTGACGATGAACGACCCATTCATTTCATTCGTTCGTGAGCCCGTGCTCGATGATGATTTCGACTGCGTTGAAGATCAGGGCGAGCGTCTTAGCCTGCGGGTTCGAGGCGACGAGTTACTTCTCGAAGTAGAGAACGACGGCACGGACGACGACGGCAACCCATACACACGCGACGGCTGGTTCCTCTTCAGCAAAGAAGAGATCCGCACCCTGCGTGATTTTCTCAACCGTCACTTCGGAGAGTAACGATGGACGCTGAACTCAAGCCGCACATCACCAACTACATCATCCTCGTCGAGCGCCTGGCGCAGATGCCCAACGTCGGCGAGACGCTCATTAGTACATGGTGCCCGCCCAGCTACGACGATCTCTACCAATGGTGGAAGATGTTCGTCGACGATGCCCGCAAGATTACTGGCAAGCGTTACCGGGATGACCAATGACAGACGAACCAACACCATCACAACCCGAAGTCATCGAAGCGCACTTACTTTTACTACTCGGCGGCTACGACAATAGAGACGTCGTCGACGCACTCTCTCGCTTCGTCAGCCTCAATTATCCGTTTCTCAAGCTGGTGCGAGTGAATGATCTCAACCTCATCGCCTCGCAAATTTACGACACTAATAACCAAGTGAATTACATCGTGCAGTGCCTCATGGATAATAGCGGCTCGTTTGGCAGCAGTATGTTTGACAGACTGCACGCCATAAAGAACGCCGCAGAGCGTGCATCAGCGTGCGCGAACAACGCGCTGACTGAGCTCTCTTCGATACCGATACGAAGAGTGTCGTGACGCCTAACAGTAACCATGGAGAGTAACGAATGATCGACATCTGCACCACCTGCGGCATCGCAACACCATGCGACTGCGACGACAAAGACGGCATCATCCTGCTCGACGAGTTCGAGGACCCATTTCAATCCAGCGTACCCGGCAAGCGATACTACTTCGTGCAGGGCACCATCACTTCTGAGCACGAGGTGATGGTGCTCGCCTCGAGCGAAGAGGAAGCCCGACACATAGGCGGGTGCGAACTCTCCGGCCTGCAATCATACACCACCGACGTCCACGTCACCAAAGTCTACCTCCCCAACTCTCAGGAGTAACCCATGACGTTCAACGCGAAGATCAATAAGCACCCCGACGCCGTGTTCGGCAAAGATGACGCCGACAACGACACGCTCATGCAGCTCGTCGAGCGGCTGCAGCACGCCGATATCAGCGCACTCACGCCCGCTCAGCAGTCCACGCTCTCGCGCGCTGTCGCTGCTGCGTCCCGCCGCCTGGTCGATGACTACGGCAAGCTCGTGCAGGAGCGCGAGGAAGTTACTCGTCAGCGTAACGAGCTGTCGATCAAAGCACTCGAGGTCGAGACACGCGAACAATCTGTCAACGCCCGCGAGACGCTGCTGGGCCTGCGCCCGGCACCCGTGAAGAAGTCCATCCTTACTTTCTGGAGGTAACCATGAAGAGACTGGCCATCACCATCATCGCGCTGCTCACCGCTACTGCGGCCTGGGCTGCGTGCAGCACCCACACCTACGTCGTCAACGGCAAGGTGATCGTCTGCTCTGTGTGCTGCGACAAGAACAACAACTGCTCAGAGGTGTGCTCATGACGACCATCATTGACGAAGATCAACTCGAGAAGTTCACTCACTCTGCACACATTGCTGGCCTCATCGTCGAGGAGCTCCCAGATATGGTCGCAGAGCACGACGCCGATGTTGGGGTCGCCGCGCTCATCATCTGCGGGTTACTCGCAGGTAAACTGATCGCAGGCGGGCTCACTCGTGAAGAGTTCATGCGGCAGATGGACATGGCTATTATGGCCAAGATCGCCGCTGACAGCACGACCAGGACGCCGCAGTAATTGAATGTATAGCGAGTTTACTATACAAATTACTGCCCATGGGTATTGGCGCGAAGATCAGACAAATGCGCGTAATTCATGGCTGGTCTCAACATGAGCTGGCCAAGCGCGCATACATCAATCACGCAACAGTCCAACGCATCGAAGTCGGCAAGCAACCCGCAGGTCCAAAGGTCCTGCGAGCCATCGCTGCCGCCTTCGAAATGCAGCTCGAGGATCTGACGTCCAAGTCTCCCGAGGAAGCACCAACAAGTTTCCAAGAGAAGATGCAGCGCCTGATCGACCTGTCTCTGATGGGGGTACCTTCGGAAGTAACCGATCATAAACAAACGGTCCCTCCCTTCGAGCATAAGACCAAAGAACTACGCATCCAGCTACAGGCTGCGGCTGACATTATTAAAGACCTGCTCATTCACCAAGATGATGCAGCTCGTCAGCGTGCTCAGGATTTTTTGAGACAGATCCGCACCTGAGACGACCTTGTTACTTACTCAAGTAACTGTGGCGACCCCGCCAACATAAATCCCAACAGGAGTATTCCATGCACCACACTGATTATATCTCTGCGTCTGCCCGCATCCTTGGCGAGCGTGGCCAGGAGTATGGCCCCGTCGAGCCTTGCTTCGAGCGCATCGCCAACATGGCGTCGTTACTTCTCAATCGTAACGTCTCGCCATTCGAGGTGTGCATCTTCCACATCGCAACGAAGCTCGCACGCTCCGTCGAGAGCCCGACGAAGAGCGACACCTGGATCGACCTCATTAACTATTCTGCGTTTGCCGGACAGTTCAGCGCTGTGCGTGGCACCGGTAACAACGCCGTCAACATCGCGCAGATGGAAGCTGACCTGCAGGCGAGCGCTGCCGAGATCGCCAAGAAGTACGCGCCCAAGGGACGCCCGGTCATCACCGAGGCACCCGCGCAGGACAACACACCCGAGGCTGCGGCATGAGGTACGAGCTGCAACGCGATGAACGCGAGCCGATCTATCACGCTCGCACTGCGGCCAACCTCATGGCGCGCGACAACATGGTCGAGGATCAGTTCTCGCCCAAGGCGCACAACGCTTTCCGTGCCGCATACAAAAGTCTGCCAGCTACTGCGGAAGTAACCGAGCTGCAGAGCCTAATGGCGTCGATCGCGCACGCTGATCTCAACGTCATCAACGGTGACGATGCAATGCGTCAGTCCGTAATGCGCCGTCTCCAGTCAGTAATAGAGGAAGCGAGGACCATCCTTGAGCAACGTCACACCCCATAATGGGCCGAACCGCATATTTCGCTACGTTGATCCCAGTAAAATGCCCAGTTACAATGTGGTATCATTACTGGACAAAAAGCATAATGTTCTGCTCATCAACCGGGAATTGTTTGATCTGCTGCCAAAGCACGAACAGCAGCGGGTCTGGAATACCGGAGATACAGTAATAGAGATCGCCACCAACGATTTCGATTACTTCCAAGCGTAAGTCCCACCATCACACCATAACAGGAAACCACCGCCATGAACTTCGATAATCTCACCACCATTGCGCCCGGTCTTCTCGACAGCGGCGTCTCCATCGAGCTCCAGTCATCGCCCGGCCTTGGCAAGTCCGAGTGGGTCGAGCAGATGCGCGCACTCATGAGCCAGCGCGACGGCTTCGAGTGGGGCTTCCAGACGCTCTTCCTCGCTACGCAGACGCCGTCAGATCTCATGGGCTACATGGTCCCCGAGAAGCGCGCCTTCGGTGCATCGACCCTGTCTGTCTCGTCCTACACCATGCCGCCGTGGATGCTCACCCGTGACGGTCGCCCCGTGCACGAATTCGAGCGCGGCATCCTCTTCCTCGACGAGTTCGGTCAGGGCGAGGCTGACGTCAAGCGCGCCTCTGCCGAGCTGCTGCTCAACCGCCGCCTTGGCCCGTGGGAGCTGCCGCGTGGCTGGACGGTCATCGCTGCATCCAACCGCAGCCAGGATCGCTCCGGTGTCACCAAGTCGTTCGATTTCGTCATCAACCGTCGTGTGCAGGTCGAGATTACTCCCGACGTAACCTCGTGGGAGAATTGGGCCAACAAGAACGGCGTCGAGCCGCTCTTCGTTGCGTTCGCTGCATCCAACCCGCAGGTCGTGTTCGAGGGCAAGGTGCCCGAGAAGCAGGGTCCGTTCTGCACGCCTCGCTCGCTGGTCATGCTGTCTCGCATCCTGCGGTCCATCACACCATCGGGTGATCTGCCGACCGACGGCAACACCATCGAGCTCGCCTCCGGTATGATCGGCGAGGCGTCCGCTCAGCAACTCATCGCCCACATCCGCCTGGGTCACGAGCTGCCCAAGTTCGCCGAGATCATCGCCGATCCCGACAACATCAAGATCCCGGTCAAGCCTGACGCGCGTATGCTCGCCATCTACGAGCTGTCTGCCCGCGTCGATGCCAAGACGGCCAAGCCGGTCCTCCAGTATGTCGATCGCTTCCCCAAGGAGTTCGCTGCCACGTTCGCCAAGTCCGTGTGCCAGCGCATCCCGGCCATCGTCATGACTGACGCCTTCAGCCAGTGGGCCACGCGCAACGCGACGTTGGTCAACATGCTGCACGCAGCTTAATCGCAGACGCGCATCTCCCCCTGCGATTGAGACGGCCCGCGCCTGATCCCCCCTCGTGGCGCGGGCCACCCCATTACACCACAACACCATTACACCATCACTATTAGGAGTAACCGATGCAGCACGTTTCCGAGCGTGAGATCAACGCGCTCTTACCACCAACATATCTGACGCTGTCCAATGATCTTCGCTCCGTCACTATCGAGATCATGAACAACACCATGCACTTCCAGCGGCACTCCGAGTACATGACCAACAACGGCATGGTCGTGTTCGCACGGCAGATCGCCAAGGAGTTGGGTCGCCCGTTCATGCCGTACCGATGCGGCACGCTCAACGCCTGGATCGAAGTGCCGAACGTCACGTTCCTCCAGGCTTTGCACGCCCCGCTGCGCCTCGTTGCCAAGCCACAAATCCCTCGCTGGAATGTCCACGACAAGCAGGACATTCCAGTCGTCGAGTTCACCAAGAAGTCTAAGTACACCGAGTACCGCTTCAACGGCGAGGAAGGTGTGAAGATCTTCGAGAGCTGGAAAGAACGCGCGCTCTCTGATCCCACTCTTCGCAACGCTCTCCGGTTACCATCGAAGTAACATGGGGAAGGATTACTGGGGACCGCCCACATTCGTGAACGGGCGGCGCATCTTCAACATCAACAACCTGGCCGACATGGCCGAACTAGGAGGCTACTCTATGCAGAAGACAGTCACCATCGAACTCAAGGTTCGTTACAAAGATCCCGAGAAGTTTAACATCGTCCGCAAGGCTGCGGCCCGCTCTGCTCAGGGCCTGCTCGCTGCGGCATCGCTCATCTCCGACGAACACAAACCCATGATCGCCGTGTCCGCCTTCGATCCGCTCGACGGCGACGAGGGCATCGACATCTACGCAGAAGTTACTGACGAGGAGTAACCACCATGACAGCATTGGCTAAGTACGAGACCGAAGACAAGCGCGGCACATTCACCCCGTGCGAGCTGACCGGCCAGCAACTCAGGCTCTGGACCGAGACGCGCGCTGCGTTCCTGTGGAACTGCCCCGCCTTCTCCCATGTGCTCTACACCATGATGAACCCGCACGGTTCCGAGCACATCGCACTGTTCTCCAAGGACGTGCCGATCGCCGCCACCGACGGCTGCGCTCTCATCCTCAACCCCGACACGTTCTTCAAGCACTCGCTCGCCGAGCGCATCTTCATCATCGCGCACGAGGTTATGCACGGCATCTGGGATCACTGCGGACAGATGCACGTCTTCAACAAGCGTGGCGAGATCCGCTACGCCGACGGCACCAAGCTCAAGTATCAGCCCAAGACCATGAACGTGGCGACCGACCTGGTCATCAACGACTGCCTCATCGAGGCCAAGGTCGGCCAATTCAACACTGCCTGGCTGCACGACCCTAAGCTCGTCAACGGCAACGACAGCGCCATCGACGCCTATCGCAAGGTGTACAACGACGAGCAAGGTGGTGGCGGCGGCAGTGGCAAGGAGCGAGGCGAGGGCTTCGACCAGCATCTGCCTCCCGGTAACTCTCAGGGTAACAGCCCTGACGATGCTCAGTCTCAGCGCAACGACATCGAGTGGAAGCAGGCAGTTGCTGCCGGTGCTGCCGCTGCCAAGGCTCAGGGCAAGCTGCCCGCCGCACTCGAGAAGTTCTTGGGCGACATCCTCGAGCCCGAGGTTCCCTGGACCGACAAGATCGAAGCCTTCTTCGCCCGCAAGGTCGGTGCCGGTGGCTACGATTGGCGCCGCCCCGATCGCCGCATGATTACGCGCGACGATCCGGTCTATGCACCCGGTCGCTCCGGTCACGCCGCTGGCACGGTCGTCGTCGGCATCGACACGTCTGGCTCCATCGCCATGGACCCCACCATCATCGACCGCTTCTTCGCCGAGCTCTCCGGCATCCTCGATGACGTTCGCCCCAAGCGCCTCATGGTTGTCTGGTGTGACGCCAAGGTTCATCGCGTCGATGAGGTCGAGGACGCTGGCGACCTGCACGCTCTGCGCTGCAAGCCTGTGCCTGGTTGGGGCGGCACATCGTTCGTGCCGGTGTTCGACTATCTCGCCGAGCATCACATCACGCCCGATGCTCTCGTCTATCTGACCGACGGCGACGGCTCGTTTCCATCCGCAGCGCCCGCCTATCCGGTGCTGTGGGGCGACATCTCGAAGAACGCTCAGAAGTATCCCTTCGGCGACGTCGTCGAGTGTCCCATCAAGAAATCCTGACGGGGGAGCCTCCTTTCCCACGACCGCCAGTGGGGTCGGGTGAGCGTGACAGCGTGCGGTGTTCATAGGCCGCACGGTCTGAAGGCGACAACAAGGTTAGGTTCGGTGCCCCCGTTTAGGAACGAACGTCCAACACCGTGAAACCTGGCAATCCCCACACTTCCTTCCACCAATTACTTCAGGAGTAACATATGGCTGCACTAAGCAAGTCTGCCTTCCAATCCGTAATCGGAGCGCACGCTACCCTCGCCAACCGCATGACATCTATCCATGAGGTTAAGATCGATCCGCGTCAGGTTGTCGAGGCCGTCGTCAACCCAGATGATCTGGAGATCTGCGCCCGTGCCAAGGAGCTCGGGATGCGTGCGGGCCACTACCACTCGATCATCACGCTCGTCCACGACACCAACTTCATCAACGTCGACTGCGAGGTGTCCGCACCGCTGCCCATTTATGCGATGCAGAAGAACTACCCGATGAAGAGCGAATGGCCCTTCGCGGAGAAGCTCATGGCGTGGGCCGACAGCATGAGCGAGGTCTGTGATCGCTTCCGTCGCGGTGAGCAAGTCCTGCATCTGCTGGACAGCATCTGCTCGTCACCAAAGCAGGTGCGCTATCTGCTGCCGGGCATCGTGACGCTGCTCAAGGTCGGCAACGAGGAAGAGCTCGCCAGCAAGCTCTCCGACACGCCAACGGGGCGCAACATCCCGTCCCTCCCTGCCGGTGCTCGTCAGGCCATCGCTGACTACAACGCGCTCATCGCGCAGGCATCGCTGCTGCCCAGCAAGCACACCGTCGGTCGCGGTCTGACGTTCAACTTCCGCAAGCAGGTCGAGACCCGATGGATCATGCACGCAGGGGCTTGAAAACAAATTGGGCGGCGAGGACCACCAACCTCGCCGCCCATTAACTCCCACCCAGGAGCGCCACCGCCGTGGCTAGTGCAGTAGATAGATATTGTGCCTTAATCTGTCAACACCACAACTTCTTGAAGTAACCTTGGAGTTACGATGCAGACCGTCTTCCTCGATTTCGAAACCTTTTATGATACCGACTACTCGCTGCGGCGCATGACGCCCGTCGAGTACATCCTCGATCCGCGCTTCGAGACGATCGGTGTTGCCGTCGCGATTGAAGGCGACGAGCCGTTCTGGCTGAACGGCGAGCACTTCGACCGCTGGTGCGAAGATAATTACGAGCTGCTCATCAGCAGCAAGGTCGTCTCGCACAACGCACTCTTCGACATGGCGATCCTGTCGTATCGCTATGGCATCGTCCCTCGGCTGATGATCGACACGCTCGGCATGGCGCGAGCCCGCCTTGCCTATAACACCAACTCACTATCGCTCGCGTCACTCGCAACCCATTTTGGGATCGGGGCGAAGGGTGACGCCATTCACAACGTCAAAGGCATGAACGCCGTGGCCATGCGCCAGGCTGGTGTCTACGAAGGTCTGGTCGAGTACGCGATCAACGACGTCGCTCTGTGCCGCACCATCTATCAGAAGATGCTGCCGTTCCCGGTGCACGAGCTGGTCATCCAGGACATGGTGCTGCGCTGCGCGGTGCAGCCCATCTTTACTCTCGACAGTTACCTGCTCGCCGAACACCTGAACGAGGTGCGCCAGTCCAAGAGCGAGCTCCTCCAGCGTGCGGGCCTCACATCGCGCGACGACCTGATGAGCAACGAGCGCTTCGCCCAGGCGCTCAGAACCCTCGGCGTCGAGCCTCCCATGAAGACGTCGCTGGTTACTGGCAAGAGTACCTACGCCTTCTCCAAGACCGACCCCGCCTTCCTCGAGCTCGAGGAGCACGAGAGCCCAGACGTGCAGGCACTCGTCACGGCACGGCTCGGGCTCAAGTCCACGCTCGAGGAGAGCCGCACGGAGAAGTTCCTGACGATCGCCAACCTGGTGTGGCCGGACGGATCTCGCGCACTCATGCCGATCCCGCTGCGCTACTCCGGCGCGCACACCCACCGCCTGTCGGGCGACTGGGGGATCAACATGCAGAACCTGCCTCGTGGCGGCAAACTGCGAAAAGCACTCAAGGCCCCGGACGGATACGTCGTCATCGCGGCAGACGCTGCACAAATTGAGGCACGCATGGTCGCTTGGTTCGCGGGCCAGCAGAACCTAGTCGACCAGTTCGCCAATGGCGAGGACGTCTACTGCTCGTTCGCCTCTGTCGTGTTCGGTCGCACCATCACCAAGGCCGACAAGAAGGAGCGCTGGATCGGAAAGACCGCCGTGCTCGGCCTGGGCTACGGCATGGGGTGGATGAAGTTCCAAGCCACCGTCAAGATCCTCTCCAAGAACCAGCTCGGCGAGCAGATCGAGCTCGGCGATGAGGAAGCCCAGCGCATCGTCAACGCCTACCGCACCACCTACCCCAAGATCCCGGCGATGTGGCAGACGTTGAACAACACGCTGTCGCTCATCAGCTCCGGCAAGGGCACGGCTCGGCTCGGTCCCGTTACTTGCGGAGTAACCGCCGGGCCTGGCCAGATCGACCTGCCGTCCGGCCTGTCCCTCTATTACAAGAACCTCCGCCACGAGGACGGGCAGTGGGTGTTCGATTTCGGTCGGACCAAGGGCAAGCGCATCTTCGGCGGCAAGCTCCTCGAAAACATCGTGCAGGCGCTCGCCCGCATCGTGGTGATGGACGCCGCTGTCCGGCTGCGCAAGCCGCTCGCCATGCACGACGTGCGCCTCGCCGGTCAGGTCCACGACGAATTGATCTACGTGGTGCCGGAGGATCTGACCACCGTGGTCAAGGCGCTCGTGCTTCAGGAGATGTCGACAGCACCAGAATGGGCGGTCGGCCTGCCTTTGAGCGCAGAGGCCGAAAGTGGTCCGTCTTATGGTAATGCAAAGTAACCAATAGGGGTTTAACTTCCTTGTAACCCTTGCAATGGCGGAAAACCGGATTTATCTTCTTCTTGTTCGAGGGCCAGTCCTTGGGCGTTTCCTCCCTTGACTAGGTGGGGGCTAACAACCCCCACCCTTTTTACTTGGATCGAAACACCCCCGAAGACAGGCCAAACCACCCCGAAACAGGAAGCGCCTATGTTCTGGTTTATCATTGGTTTCGCGTCGGGAGGGCTATTCGGTGCCCTCGGCATGGCGCTCATGGCCGCTGCTTCTGCGGCTGATCGGCAGACGGAAGATAGTGAACGCTTCCTTCACCTGTACGCCGAACAGATCAATGGAGCGGCCAATGACTGAGGTTGAAGCCCTACGCGAGCGCGTCAGAGAACTGGAAGCTGCGCTCGGCCTCGTCGATCCTGCGCTCATCAAGCTCGATCTATCGCCAGCGCTGCGGAAGATCATGGGGCTGATGATGCAGCTCCCGCACGTTACTCCAGTGATGATCGAGGAGCGCCTCGGCATCGCGACGACCGCCAAGGTCGCTATTCATCGGCTGCGCCACAAGCTCAAGCCGCACGGCATCGAGATCAAGTCCCGGCATTGCGTGGGCTATTGGCTCGAGCCGGATATGAAAGACAAGATTAAGGCCATCATTACTGCCAATAGTAATGAGCCTCACGAGCTCTCTGCCTGACAGTGCGAGAGAGATAGCAGCATGGTGCTGCTGTCTGGGACCAAAGCCGCTTTGTAGCTCAGCTCCTGTCCTGACTGTCTGTTCGAAAGCCCCACTTGCTCCCGGTGCCCAGACACCGGGAGCCTTTTCGGAACCACCCATGAGCACCACGAGCAATTATGAAAAATGGGATCAAAGATTTCTTGATCTGGCTAAGCACATCAGCGCTTGGTCGAAGGACCCCTCGACGCAAGTCGGTGCGGTTATCGTGCGACCGAACCGCACCATCGTGTCGGTTGGTTATAACGGCTTCCCACGCAAGGTGCGTGACGAAGGCGCCCTTTATCAGGACCGTGCCGTAAAGCTGCTGCGCACGGTTCACGCCGAGGCCAACGCGATCCTCACGGCGAGCCAGTCCGTCAAAGGCTGCACGCTTTATGTGTCGCCGCTTCACCCCTGCGCCAACTGCACCGGCATCATCATCCAGGCGGGCATCGCGCGCGTCGTCGCTTACATGCCGACGAAGCCGCACGCCTGGGAAGAGAACTTCGCTGTCGCTCAGCAGATGTTCGATGAAGCCCGAGTACCCGTGCAGATCGTTACTGCGGAGGTAACTGATGGGCGTCTCAGCATTTGATAGAGGTGAGATGATGGTCACAGTACCTAATTGGCGTCCCGGTCGAGATCCACTGTCTGAAGCCCGTTACTCAGATTATGTGAAGATGGTCAGGGATAAGGAAATACAAGCGGCAGCGATGGAGAATAGTACGCTTGGTAAGTACGCCTCCCAACCCTATCTCGACCTGAAGCAGATGATCTTCATGCGGCTGCATATGGCAGTCGGCGAACTGATACCGTTCGAGTTTCTCGAAGCTCACCGCTCCGGCGAGACGGTCCATGTCTTTGTCGTAGTCAACGGTCATCCCGTAACACTATCGGACGGTCACACTTTATTCCCGTCTGATGAACTCATCACCAAGCTGAACTTACTTCGCAAGTAAGGGCGGAAATCACACCATGACAACTCGCACCCAATACTCTCTCATCCACATGCCCACCACCAAACGGGGCAAGTGGTTCGTCGCCCGCCGTAGCATCGGGGAAACCTGGATCACCGTGGCCGAGTGCCACACGGAGTACGCGGCGCGGGAACTGCTGAAAGAACTCAGACAGCGCCCGCCTAAATTGGAACGGGTTGCATGAGTTTCACGGTTACTACCACACGTAATAAGCCTAAGCCTTTCGCCTGGTCATATTCGAAGCTGAAGAATTTCGAGACCTGCCCGAAACGTCATTGGCATCTCGACGTCGCCAAGGACGTGAAGGAAGAAGAGAGCGAGCACATCCAGTACGGCAACGCGCTGCACAAGGCGCTTGCCGAGCGGATCGAGAAGAACACCGAGCTGCCGAAGCCCTTCGCCAAATTCGAAGAGTGGTGCACCAAGGTCATCGGTAGCGGCAACGGCAAGATCCTCGTCGAGCAGAAGCTGGCGATCGACAAGGACTTCAGCCCGTGCTCGTGGTTCGGCGATCAGGCTTGGTATCGCGGTATCGCTGACGTCATCAAGATCGTTGGCCCCGTCGCAGTCGTTCTCGATTGGAAGACGGGCAAGATCCAGGAGGATGGCTCGCAGCTCGCGCTCATGGCGCAGTGCGTGTTCGCTCATCATCCTGACGTGCAGAAGATCCGCACCGAGTTTGTCTGGCTGAAGGAAGACGCGACCACCCGCGCTGACTTCACCCGCGAGGACATGCCGAAGATCTGGAACGGACTTCTCCCCCGCGTGCAGCAGCTCGAAGCAGCCGCTGTCGCAGTGAACTACCCACCCAAGCCTGGAAACCTCTGCCGCCGTTGGTGCCCTGTTACACAGTGTCCCCACAACGGTGAGTGATGTCGACGCCGGAAGGCAAAGTAAAAAGAAAAGTGACCGAGTTACTCAAGAAGTACCCTGGTCTGTATTACGAAATGCCCGTGCCTGGTGGGTACGGGAAAAGCGGTCTCGATTACATCGGATGTTACAAGGGGCGCTTCTTCAGCGTCGAAACCAAAGCCCCCGGCAAGCACCCGACTGACCGACAACAACAAACCATCGCAGCGATCACCCGCGCTGGCGGTGCCGTCTTCGTGATCGACGGAGACACAACGCAACTGAAGGAATGGCTCGACCACCAATGACACCCACGAACCGCGCAAACCTATTGAGTGAAATCCAAATCCTGCCTCCCGACGCTTTCATCAGTTCAGAACACGCAGCAGCTTTTCTGGACACGACTGCGCCAGTGCTCGCCAACTGGCGGTCTCAGAAGCGCGGGCCGAAGTTCTACGGCAACGGAGCTTTCATCCGTTACCGCGTCACCGACCTCGTCGCGTTCATGAACGAGCGAGCCGGAGAACAGGAATGATCCACGTCTCAGTAAAACACCGCGCTGTCGGGGTGCCCTATCGCCCCGACATCGCCAACCTCTTCCCCTCCGCCAAGCGCGTTACTCTCAACGGTAACCCGCACATCGTGCTGCCGCACGGGCTGGAAGAGACGCGCGTGCTGCGCAACTTGGGTTACGACGTCCCGGCGCCGATCCTCACGCACTACGACTGGGCTGGCGGCAAGCCGTTCGACGTGCAGCGCAAGACCTGCGCGATGCTCACGACCAACCCTCGCGCCTACGTCCTCAACGGCATGGGCACCGGCAAGACCAAGAGCGCGCTGTGGGCGTTCGACTACCTGCGGTCGGTCGGCCTCGCCAACAAGATGCTCGTCGTCGCCCCGCTCTCCACGCTCAACTTCACCTGGGCGCGCGAGGTGTTCAACACGCTGCCGCACCTGTCGTGTGTGACTTTACACGGCTCACGCGCCAAGCGGCTCGAGCGCCTGGCCGAGGACCACGACATCTACGTCGTCAATCACGACGGCCTGAAGGTCATCGCCGATGAGCTCAAGAAGCGCAGCGACATCGACGTGCTGTGCCTGGACGAGCTCGCCGTCTATCGCAACGGCGGATCGGCCCGCACCAAAGTTACTCGCGAAGTAGCCCGCCGCGTTCCGTGGGTGTGGGGCATGACCGGCTCGCCCACGCCGAACGAACCCACCGACGCATGGGCGCAAGCCACCATCGTCACACCCAACACGGTGCCGAAGTTCTTCTCGCGCTTCCGCGAGGATGTGATGCACCGCATCACGCAGTTCAAATGGGCACCCAAGCCTGACGCTGTCGAGAAGGCGTTCGCTGCCCTGCAGCCCGCAGTTCGCTACACGCTCGACGACATCCTCGAGCTGCCCGAGCTCGTCGAGCGCACGGTCGACATCGAGATGGGTCCGAACCAGGAGCGCATCTACAAGCACATGAAGGACAACGCCTACGCCGCGATCGCCGCCAAGGAGATCACAGCGATGAACGCGGGCGCTGTCCTCAACAAGCTGCTGCAGATCAGCGCTGGCTGGGTCTATGCCCGCGAGAAGGACGTCGTCCCGCTCGACAACGACAGCCGCCTCCAGGCGCTGGTCGATACTATCGAGAGTACCGAGCGCAAGGTGATCGTGTTCGTGCCGTTCGTGCACGCGCTCAACGGCATCAAGGAGCGGCTCGACAAGGAAGGCGTCGACTGCGCGACCGTGTCGGGTGAGACGCCGAGAAGCGACCGCGACCAACTCTTCAACGTCTTCCAGAACACCAACAAGCTGCGCGTTCTGGTAGCGCACCCGCAGTGCATGGCGCACGGCGTCACGCTGACCGCAGCCGACACCATCATTTGGTTTGCTCCCACCACCTCGCTCGAAATCTTCGAGCAGGCTAATGCCCGCATTCGTCGCGTGGGGCAGAAACACAAGCAACTCGTCTTGATGTTTCAATCGACGGATGCAGAACGCCGGATGTATTCCCGGCTCCGTGCGAAACAAAAAGTGCAGAACACCCTGCTCGATATGTTCGCTGAAAACTCGTGAGGACCATCATGTCTAAAAAACCTATCCATGGAAGCCGCCTGACACTCGCCGATCAAATCAAGCTCTATGAGTTCTTGAGGACGATCATCAAGAAGGAAGGCGACTTCGTCGAATACGCAGAAGACTGGAGCGACCTGCGGGTTGCCAAGCAGTTCAACATCAGACCGTCGATGGTGACCAAGACCCGTCTCGAGATGTTCGGCAAATTGTCGACGGCTCGCGGCGATCACTTCGTGCCGTACCCCAAGCTCGTCGAGCGGGTCTCCAAGCTCGAGGCAATGGTCACGGAGCTGGTCACTGAGCTCCGCACGCCCAACGAGCCGCCCCGGCCTTACACCAACGGACACTCGAACCATCACAGGGTGGGGGCGTAAGCCCCTGCCTACTCTCAGGAGTAACCACCATGACTGAACAGCCTAAGATCGACCTGCGCGTCGATCAGTACATCAAGCTGCGGGACAAGATCAAAGAAATCGAAGCCCGCCATAAAGATGAGCTCAAACCCTACAAGGAGACACTCGAGAAACTTAACGCCGTAATACTGGCCCACCTCACCCAGGTTGGAGGCGAAAGCATCCGCACCGCTGCCGGTACTGCCTATCGTACCGAGAAGAAGGCTGCGTCTCTTGCCGATCCGCAGGCTTTCATGGAGTACGTCATCAGCAACGAAGCGTGGGACCTCATGGACCGCAAGGCCAACGTCGCCGCCGTTGCTGACTTCATCAACGAATATAACGCGCCCCCGCCGGGCGTGAATTTTTCCTCGACCTTCGTGGTCGGTGTCCGCCGCTCGTAATTCCCAGGAGTAACCATGAGCAACATCACCATCCCATCCAAATTCGGCGCAGTCTCGTCTGTCTTCCGGCAGGCCAACATCGAGAACGATCTCGCTGCGGGCGTCGTCTCCGGCTTCGGCATCATCAGCTACCGGGGCAAGGTCTGGCGCACCAAGTATCGCGGCGAAGAGCGCGATCTCATGCGTGAGGACGGCGACGGCCCGCGTGCATCCATCGAGGTCGTGATCCTCAAGGGCACGAGCCACCTGTCGAAGATCTACTACGAGAACGGCTACGTCGAAGGCTCGACGGCTCAGCCCGACTGCTGGTCGTCCAACGGCGTGACACCCGATGCTGCGGCCACCAAGAAGCAGCACTCGGCGTGCGCCACCTGCAAGCAGAACGCTTTTGGTTCGCGCATCACCCCCGCTGGTAAACAGGGCAAGGCGTGCTCGGACAGCAAGCGCCTGGCCATCGTGCCGCTCGAGGATCTCGACAACGAGGTGTACGGCGGTCCGATGCTGCTGCGCGTCCCGGCTGCTTCGCTCGGCGATCTCGCCACGTTCGGCACCAAGATGCAGGCGCTCGGCTACCCCTACAACTCGATCGGCGTGCGCATCTCCTTCGACACCAAGGAGGCGTATCCGAAGTTCGTGTTCAGCGCGATCCGTCCGCTGACCGACGAGGAAGCACAGAAGGTGCTGGGTTATCAGACCGACCCGCGCGTTTCCCGCATCCTCAACGAGAGCTCGGACTATGCGAACGCTCCTGCCGAAGCTCCGGCTCAGGCGTTTGAGCAGGTGTTCGAGCAGCCCCCGGCTCCCAAGGCCGCACCGGCTCCCGCACCGCACGACCCGGTTACTGGCGAAGTAACTGAAGCTCCTGCTCCGAAGACGGCTCCGAAGAAGGCCGCTGCCAAGCCTGCTCCGAAGCCCGAGCCCGCTCCCGTCCAGGCGGCGGTTCCTCACTCTTTCGACGACGAGCTCGATGCAGCACTGGACGAATTGATCTGAGTACCGGGGGCGGGGGGATTACCCCGCCCTCCCCACCCATTTGGAGCACGGCACTTTGTCGTTTGAAAACGCACGAGAGTTCTTGGCAAGAGCTCTCCCCTGGCCGGAAGACGGTCAGGGCTTCATCAACATTCATTGGACCTTTAACCGCGACGGCTCGCAAAAGCCGTTCTGGTCGGGTCGCGCTTTTTTGTCTGTCCACGAAGCCGTCAAGTTCATCGAGTGGATGAGCCGCCAACCCGACACGCGGGACTTTTATGTCTGCATGTCGCGTCAGGCTCGCTGCGAGGAACGCACGTCCAAGAAGGGACAGAAATACCGCGCCGCTTTGCGGGATGGCGACAGCGCCATCTCGCTCAAATCATTCTTCATCGACGTCGACGTGAAGGACGGCAGCTACTCCTCCACCAAGGAAGCCGTCGTTGCCTTCGGCCAGTTCCGTCGCGCCGTCGATCTGCCGCCTCCCACCTTCGTGGTGGCGTCAGGGTCTGGCGGGTTCCACGCGCACTGGGTCATCTCCGAGGAGATCGATCGTGCCGAGTGGCTCGAGCTCTCGCACAAGCTCGTCGCCGCTGCGCGTCAGCACGGGCTGCACTTCGACAGCCAATGCACCGTGGACGCCGCACGTCTGCTGCGCTTCCCCGACACTCGTAACTTCAAGAGTGACCCGGCGAAGGACGTGTCGTTCTTGCTGCCGCCTGGCGAGGAGTACTCGCTCGACCGCATCAAGCGCGCACTCATGCCCTACGAGAGCGGCTACCGCGCTGAGCCCACGCTCCCAGCCCGCGCGCCATTGGTCGGTGTGTCTGACCTGGCTGCTGGCATCGAGGTGAACAAGGCACCGCCCGTGAAGCTCGATGATGTCGCGCCCGAGTGTGCGTTCATCCGCGATGCGCTCGCCAATGGCGGGGCCGACTATCCCAACCCGCTGTGGAACCTGACCACGCTCATCTCCACCTTCACCGAGGGCGGACGTGACGATGCTCACCGCATGGCGAGCGGGCACGATGGCTACACGCAGGAGAGCACGGACGAGCTCTTCGACCGCAAGGTGCAGGACAAGGAGCGCAAGAACCTTGGCTGGCCGAGCTGTCAGACCATCGCAGCATCGGGATGCACGGCGTGCAACGTCTGCCCGCATCGCATGGATGGGAAGAGCCCGCTTAACTTCGGGAGTAACCTGAAGCCTGTCGCCAAGCCCGTAAAACCATCAAACGATCTCCCACCTCACTATGTGAGGGACGCGGAGAGTTTCGTTTACCTGCTCGTACCGCAGGAGGATGGAAGCACCGAGCGTGTGATGGTGGCGCCCTACCCCATCACTGACGGCTGGCTCCAGCGCAACCCGTGGATCTTGAATTTCACGGTCGCGATCAATGACGACATCACGACCCAGATCCACATCCCCTTCGAGGTCATGCCCACGAAGGAAGCCTTCTTCAAGCACATCAGCACTCAAGGGATGAACCTGCAGGACCAGTACATGCGCAGGTTCAAGGAGTTCATCATGTCATGGGTCGACAAGCTGCGTCAGGGACGTAATTCGGTCGTCACGTCCAGCCCGTTCGGCTGGACCATTCAGAACGGAAAGCTCGAGGGGTTCTCGTTCGGAGGCACGGTGTTCACACCGACCGAAGACCGCCCCGCTGCCAACCCCAACCCGCTCATCGAGCAGCAGTACGCACCGGCTGGTGAGCGAGCTCCGTGGATCACTGCCGCCAAGATGATTACGGACCAGAAGCGTCCGGGCCTCGACATCATCCTGGCCAGCGCGTTCGCCGCACCGCTCGTGCGGTTCACCGGTCAGCGAGGGTTACTTATCAGTAGTTACTCGCTGGAGAGCGGCATCGGGAAATCGACCGCCGTGTCCGTCGCCCAGGCCGTATGGGGCGACCCGGTCAAAGGCGTGCAGCAGCTCAACGACACGCAGAACAGCGTCGTCAACAAGCTGGGCGAGATCAAGAACCTGCCGCTCTTCTGGGACGAGCTCAAGACCGAGGAGGACACGCGCAAGTTCGTGAACCTCGCGTTCCAACTCTCGAGCGGCAAGGAGAAGTCGCGCCTCACCGCACAGGCATCGCAGAAGCAGGTCGGCACATGGGAGACCATGATGCTGTGCGCGTCCAACGACAGCCTGCTCGACTTCATCACGCGCGCCACGAAGATGACCACGGCGGGCCTGATGCGCGTGCTCGAGTACACGCTGCCTCCCGGCACGACGGGCCAGATCGACAAGACCAAGGCGAGCCTCCTGGTCTCCGCGCTCAACGACAACCACGGCTGCATCGGGCTCGAGTACGCCGAGTTCCTGGGGCGCAACCACCCGCAGATCGACGCGGACATGGCGATGCTCTCAAGCCGCCTCGCTGACCGTCTCAAGACGGATGCAGAGGAGCGGTTCTGGCACGCTGCAGTCGTGTGCCTCCTGCAAGGTGCGATCTACGCCAACCGCCTGGGCTTCACCGAGATCGACATCGAGGAACTCGAGGAGTTCCTCGTCGCGGTGGTGGCTTCGATGCGCAAGGAGCGTGCGAGCCAGACCGTCGACATGCGCAAGCAGATCAACGTGTCGAACGTGCTCACCCAGTTCCTCAACTCGATGCGCGCCAGGCACACGCTCTTCACCAGCAAGATCCACATCTCGAAGGGCAAGCCGCCCACCGGATCGATCGAGGTCAAGCGCGATCCGTCCAAGCTCGACGGCATCTACGTGCAGGTCGGCCTGACCGACGGGCTCCTGCGCATCAGCTCCTACCAACTACGCGAGTGGCTCTCGAAGAACGGCTACTCCAACCACGTCTTCCTCAAGGCGCTGGAGAAGGAGTTCGGGATGCACCAGACGGTCGGTCGCCTGGGGTCGGGCACCGAGTACGCGACCGGCAGTGAGTACCTGCTGCAGATCCATGTGGTCGGCACGCCGCTCGCCGAGATCGCAGCCGTCGAGGACGCAGCGTGATTGCAGCCTATGGGGGCAAGCGGATCGACGACATGACGCGCGAGGATCTCATCAAGGCTCTCGATGAGATGCACGAACGCTACATGATGTTGCTCCGCTCCCGCATGGTTACTTCTGAAGTACCCGTCTTCCACCCAGACATGGACGAGTGGAACGACAAATTAGCCGAGTGGTTCTATGGCACTGACGCAACTAAATCCTAGCATCCCTTTATTCATCCCCGAGCGAAACGCAGGCGGGGAAGCGATCGCCGTCATCGATTACGGCGTCGAACACGATCTGATGTGGGTCGTGATTATGGACGATACCGCAGAAGTCTGGGCCGTGCCGAACGGCAAGGTGCGCGGTTTTAAGAACTGGTCCGTGGGGCGGACATTGGAGGGAAAGAATGACTGAAGATTTGTTTGACTGGGTGGATGAACTCGACCCCGACACCCGCAAGCTGCGGGACCGGATCAAGTGGCTCGAGATGACGAAGAAGCGTTACGAGGACGCGCTCAACGACATCATCTACGGCAAGAACGTGAACTCACTCGTGCGGGCCGTGGTCCGTTCCAAGGAAGCACTGGGGATCGCCAATGACGATTGAGCTGATCCTCATCACTTCAGTCACCACCGCACTCAGCCTCTTTCTCTTCCTTCGTGTCGTCAGGCTCGAGTTTCACGTCTCGAAGCTGAACAGCATGGTCGAGTACCTGATGACGAGGCGGGGCGATGACTACTGACTGGAGCCGCAAGCTGCGCCTCCGCCAGGAGAGGCTTGGGTTACTTCGGGTAGTAGAGGAGCTGCCCGAGCGGGTCACCAAGATGGAGACCACCTTCAACGGCAGGCTGGTCCCGATGAGTTTGCCCAAGGTCAAATGGCTCGACCGAGCCGATGACACCATTAAACGATTGGATGGCAAAACCAAGCCGTAGTCCATCGAAACACAGCCCAAATAACGCCAAGGAAAACGGACTTTACGAGCCCGTTTTCTGAGGGTTACATCCCGGTCTCTATACCAATGGGGGAGTACTGATGCGGCTTTCTGATAATGTCCTGGATGCGGTCAGGCGTGCAGGAGTGATCGCCTACTTTGCAGACCGACGGGTAACGAGGGTCTGGAACTCAGAGAAAGAAATCGGTGAGCCTATCCGGTTCGGCGGATGGTATTGGCACCGAGTAGTCAAGCGGCGCGTTATCTCAACCGATGAAGAGGGACCGTTCAGGAGCCGCAGTGCTGCCCTGCGCGATGCTTTCATCAAGTTACAACTGCGCGTTGATAGGTAGTACCTACTTTCTCCTGTAACCCTGAGCGAATAGTTTGGGGTTACAGGAGATCCACCATGTCCAACATCGTAAAGTTTCCCGGCGATACGCTTCTTGACCTCAATCCAAACGACATTTTGGAAGAAGCCAAGGGCAAGCTCGAGAAGGTGATTGTTATCGGCTATACCGAGGATGGGTCGGAGTACTTCGACACGTCTTTTGCAGACGGCATGACTGCTGTGTGGTTACTTGAACGTATCAAGTACATGCTCGTGTCGATAGTCGATGAAGACGAGGATGATTAATGGCCCGGCCCCGGCACCCATTCCCCACGAAAACGTACAATATCATCCTGTCGGAGGAACTCTACGACTGGGTGCAGGCCACCGCGCGCAAGCACGGCAAGTCCGGTGCTGCCTATATCCGTGAGATCCTGGCGAAGGAGAAGCGGATCGAGGACCGCCTTCAGGAGGTGATGGACGCCTTAGACGCCATCCCGCCAGCCACGGTTCCGGCCCTTGGCGACGACACGGAGGTTACTCCGCGAGTTACCCCCGCCGCTGCGTAGCGGCTTCTTGTGGTCGACGTCCTTGCCGTCGCCCTTCTTCACCAGGCCCTCTTTCATGAGCATCGCTCGGGCCTGGTTGTTCTTCACGCGCTTCTCCACATTCTCGGGCTTGGCGTTATAGCCACGGACCTGCTTGCGGACCTGCTCCGGCGTGCGGTGGGAGATGGGATCGCGTTTGCTCATGATTACCTTCCGACGTTGTAGACAGAACCGGCACGGTCGCTGGCGGCGCGGTCGGCTTCGCTGCGGAACCGTGCGCCGTCCTTGATGAGGCCCTTGGCCTTGTCCTGCTGGTAGCGGCGGGCGAACGCCTTGAACTGTGCGGGCGTCTGACGCTGGTCTTCCGGCAGCTTCGCGTTGAGTTCCTTCAGCCGTGCCAGGATACGCACGCGCTCGCCTTCGTTCTTGGCTTCGGCGAACTGGTTCTTGAGCTTGGACATCGAGCCCTGGGCATCGCGACGGCGCTCGCTCTCCGCGATACCGGCACCTTTCGCAGCGCTGCGCTCTGCCTGCTCCGCCGTGCGTAGGCCGAAGGCGTTGATCGCAGCCGTGCCGAGACCGATGGGCTCTTCCGTCTGACGGCCAGACTTCGAGCTCGTCGAGCCTTCGATGGCCTTCTGCGTTGCCTTGGCCGTGTCGGCGAGGAACTTCGGCATGGGCAGGAGCTGTGCGCCCTTGGCGAACTCACCGTCCGCGAACGCACGAGCCGCCTTGAACTGATCCGCGACGAGCGAACCAGGCGCACCGATGAAGGTGTTGAGTAGATACGCGCCGACATTGCTCTCGTCGTACTTCTTCGGCTCGCCGAAGGTCAGCAAGCTGTCCGCGCCGAGACGGGTCGACAGGTCGATACCCAGCGCACGCGGGATGACGCCCTTGGTGATGAGCTCACCTGCCGTCTTGCCGAACATCGCAGCCGCCGCCTCACGAACGTCACGCTCGAAGTCGTCGTAGCCTCCGCCCAGGCCCAGTGCCGCTGCGGCTATGAAGCCGATCTTGATGACTTCCATGCCGGGGATGCCGAGCGTACCGGCAGCGAGGATCTGCACGCCGATGACGGTGGCGAGCTGCTTGCGGGCAACGCGCCGCTCTTCCGGCGAGGCGTCCTTGAACGCCCGGTAGAGCATGTCGCCGAACATGGCGTAGTACATCTGCGCGTACTTTTTGAACTGTAGCGAGATGCGCCAGAGCGGGTGATTGAAGATCGCCGGAGCGTTACTCGCCGAGTAATCGCCCTGCGTGTTCATCACAGCATCGAACGCCATCGACTGCGCCTTCTCAGGCGTTGCGCCGTTCTCGATGGCCAGGCGATAGGCAGCGATCGCCGTGACCGCACGGTTGACCTGTTCGATCGATGCGGGGAGTTGGCGTGCGATACGGTCGACCTTGGACAGGCCCATCGCCCACTTGCCACGACCCTTGGTCACGACCTCGGCGATTTCCATGCCTGCGTTCTTGTCGATGGCACCACGCTCGGCGAGCTCGTTGAGGAGCGCCGTCAGGGACTTGCCGTCCGGCTGCTTCGCCACGTTCTTGAGCATCGAGCCCAGCACGTCCGTGCTGTCGATGGCCGTCTTGGCGAACTGCAGGACCGCCTGCTTGGTGTTCGTCAGGCCACCGGCCATGGCGCCTGCGGCACCGACGGCGCGGTAGGCTTGAGCCAGCGCATTGCCAGCCCCGCCGATGCCATAACGACCGCCGAGATAGGGCAGCGACATCATCGTCGGCTGCATGATCTGGAGGAACGAGTAGGCAGGCGAGAACAGCTTGTCGATGTAGGACAGCGTCATCACATCGCGGATGAAGGGCGACGTCTCCTGCTCGCCGATCACGTTACCGTCCACGCGCTTGCGCATGTGCTGCAGCACCTGCTCCAGCATCTGCTCGTTCTTCGAGTATTTGGCGGCGTCCACGATCTTCTGCATCTCTGTGAACGCTTCACGCACCAGCGGCATGTAGCGCAGCTTGCCCCAGTAACGGGTCGACGCTTCCGCATAGACGAGCGTGTTGCGCGCGAGGTCGGAAGACGCGCCGACGAAGCCGCGACGAGGCAGTGAACGCTTCTGCACGCGGTTGCCAGCCATGTGGCGCACCGCCGCCTGTTTCAGCGCCGTGAGCATCATCTCCTTCTGACCCTGGGGGATGCCGTCTCGCGCACTGATGGATTTGGCGATGGCGGCAAGGGAGGAGTTCGAGAACCCCTCGCCGAAATTGCCGTCATCGCGCTTGAGGAGGGGAGCCTCGCTGATCTGGGCAAACTTGCCCTTCTGATCGCGAATGAAGCTCTCAGCCTCCGCCTGGGTGTCGAACATATGCACCCCGTCAAGCTGGACCTTGACGCGGTACTTGAACTGGCTGCTGTCGGACGGCATCTCGACCGCGGTCGGTCCCGTCATGACGAGCGGCACGCCGTCTTCCTGTGTGAAGCCCTGACCCTTGGTCGTGCGCTTCGCGAAGGCTTCGGCCATCTTGAGCACGTCGGACTTCTTGCTGCCGGTGAACTCGACGACGCCGGGCTCGACTTCCTTGCCGCCCATCGTGTCGCCGACGCTGTCCTTCGTCTGCACCACGTACTCGCCGTGACGCATGAGCGGGAAATAGTCCCCCTCGATCAGGCGGAGCTGGCGAGCATCCTTGAGCGCGTTGAAGATCGTCGAGTTGTTGACGAGCTTCTCTGCCGCCTCGTCGAGCGAGCCCTGCATTACTTTCGTAGTAAGGCTCTGACGATCGGCATCGGACAGGTCCGCATCGTGCTCGGCGAGGATGTTGTCGACGAGCTGGCGCGTGATCTCGTTCTGCGTGTCGCGGTAATAGGCGACCATGTCCTCGTAGAGCTTGCGCGCTTCGGGGTTGGCCTTCTCGAGAGCGGCGAACCGGCGCTGCAGGTCCGGCAGCATGGCGCGTGCCTGCCAGCTATCGCGACGGTTCTCGCCCCAGTGTTTGTTCTCGCCGAAGAGGTTGGCGTTGAGCAGCGTCACCGAGTTGGCGATGTCCGCGAACTCGTTTGCCGCCGCACGGTTCTTGCTGGCGAAGTCCATGAAGCGCTGGGCGAGTTGCTCACCGCGCTCGCGCTTGTCGTCCGCGAACGGACGGATGCGCTGGATGTTGGAGACGAGCTTCTCGAGGACGTCCTCGCCCTTCTGGTTCACGAACATGCCGCGATACCACTGGCGGATCTGGTCGAGCGTCGAGCTGGCGAGCAGCGCACGGCGCTTGCCGATCGATCCCGGAGCCGTGTCCTTGATCGCCTGCGCCGCCTGACGAGCCACATCCATCGAAGCGAAGTTCGGGAACGAGCCACGCGGCAGAGTGCGGAAGCTCTCCGGCAGCGTCGTCTGCGCCTCCATGGCCTGAGCCGTCGTGCGCATCAAAGCATCCAACGCTGTGAACCTGTCAGCGGGGAGCTTGAGGAGTTTGCGAACGGCGTCGACCACCGTCTGCCACAGCGTGCGATCCTGCCAGTCCTTGAGGCCCAGCTTGCGAGCGAGCTCAGGGGAGACGGTTACTTTCGAGAGTACATCGACGAACTCAGGGTTCGCGAGCTCAGCGACGAACTCGTGCTGATCCGTGAAGCCGTACATCCCGGCGACTTCCGGCATACGAGCCCGCACCTCGTCGGCGATCGACTTGATCGTGCTGAAGAACTCGGGGTTGCTGTCGAGCCCGCGAGCGGTAGCGCCGTGCAGACCCTCATGCGTCATGAGGTAGGTCATGACCTCGGGGCGAGCGAGAGCGTCCTCGCGGATGACGATCACGTCCGACGTGCCGTAGCGGGTGTAGAAGCCGCCCGTGTTTGGTTTGTTGGTGAGCTGGCGCATTTGCTCGGGGCTCACCACGAGCACTTTCATGTCGCCGATCAGGCGCTTCAGTTCGCGCCGCATGAACGGCAGGAGCTGGCGCATGAGCGGGTTGGTGATCTTCTCGTCGGAGATCGTGCGGGCGAAGAAGTCGTTCACGGTGCCCACCGCGCTCGGCACAATCTCCTGGCCATCACGCGACACGAGAAGATCGTCCTCGAGCGCGAGCTCGCGGATCGTCTCAAGCTGATCCGGGTTTGCGCTCACGACCTCGGCGAGGCTCGAGAACTCCTGCTGGCCCGGCATCTGCGCTTCGCGGATGGGCTGCTCGGTGTTCTGAGCCATCGCAGCTTCTGGATTTTTCGCGAGATAATTGTCGATCATCTCGCGCTCGGCTTCCTTCAGCCGTGCCTCGAACGCATCGTTGCTTGGGATCTTTTCATTGACCCAATCGCGAGCGAGCTGATGCATCTCTACCGGCAATGGGGTTTGGTCGATCTGGTCAAGGACGTAGCTGCCCTGCCGTCGATCCCAAGTGTTGATCGAATACTCTTTACCCTTGTACCGCAGGACAAACTGGCGCGCACCCAGCCAAAATTGGAAGCCCCCGTTCTTCGGATTGCCAAGGTTGAAGTATGTACTGCCGTTTACGTCGACCCGCTGAACCATAGACTGGAACGGCTCGGGCTGTTTCGGTGCAGGCTGCTCAGTGTTCTCGTTGAGCACAGCTTCGAGCCTGGCGCGTCCGATCTCTGACGCGAAATCGCCGGTCGCGAGGAACGGGTTTTCATTGGGGGAAAATACGTTTTCGATCTTCGCCCACTGCTCGTCAGTCAGCGACTTCAGCCACTCGGCATACTCGACGCTCTTCTTGAGGTCGGGGTTCGCCCGCATCGCGTCAATGGCGCTGGCGTAGCCCGCTTCAAAAGCCTCACGCTCAGTGCGGATGCGCTTGACAGGGGCTTCCGGCGGGTCCGCCTGCGGAAGGTCTTCGGCCTTCGTAGGCGCGAGCTTCCTGCCGAGCTTGATCTTGCTGAGATCAATCTTACGCCTCTTCTCGACAACGACCTTCTTGGCCGGGGCTTCCTCGGTCTTCGTGAACGTACCCTCGGCACGACGTGCGGCGAGCTTGTCCTCGATCTTCTCTTCGACCGGAGCAGCGGGTGTTACTTCCTCAGTAACCGCTTCCTCATCGACAAAGCCCTCAAACGCCTCAGTCGGGTTGAGGTTCTCTTCTTCGTTG